TATGATGCTAACACTGGTGAAGTTAGAGATGACAGAAAGTTCATGTCTATGATGGAAGATTTCTGGTTACCTAGAAGAGAAGGTGGTAGAGGAACTGAAATCACAACACTTCCAGGTGGACAAAATCTTGGAGAACTTGCTGATATTGAGTACTTCCAGAAGAAACTTTATAGAGCACTTAGTGTTCCTGAATCTAGAATTGCTAATGATGGTGGTTTTAATTTAGGACGTTCATCAGAAATTTTAAGAGATGAACTTAAGTTTTCTAAGTTTGTAGGACGTTTAAGAAAACGTTTTGCTAATATGTTTAATGACATGTTACGCACTCAATTAATACTTAAAAATATTATAGCACCAGAAGATTGGGAACAACTTAACGATCATATTCAATATGACTTTGTATATGACAATCAATTTGCAGAACTAAAAGAAAGTGAATTGATGAATGAGAGATTAGGAACTCTTGCTACCATCGAACCTTATATTGGTAAGTATTATTCAAACGAATATGTTCGTAGAAAAGTACTTCGACAATCTGATAGTGAAATGGAAGAAATTGATGATCAGATTGAAAAGGAAATAAAAGATGGAACTATTCCAGATCCAGATGCTATTGACCCAATTACAGGTGAACCATTACCACCTGGAACTGAGGAAGACGTAATGGCAATGGGTGGTGCTCCAGAAGAAGCAGCAGATGCAGCAATTACCAATGATCAGGTAAATAAAGATACTAAATTGGCCGAGATATAAATAAAATTATATTACTATATGAATTTTCATGCCCGATATTATCGATTTGATTGCTCAAGATTCTAAAGCATCTGATATTAGTCAAGAAATAAAAGATACTTTATACACAAAAGCAGCAGAAAAAATAGAAACTCTTCGTAAAGAAGTGTCAGATTCTATGTTTGACGAACCATATAACCCTAAGGGTGGAATGGAAACTGAGACTGAAACTGAAGTAGAAACAGATCCAACAGAGGAACCAGAAGAAAATGTTAATTAAAGTATTAGCTGCTGAAGGAGATTTAACTTCTGCTTCTAATGTAGATACTGCAACAGTAGTAAGACTTTACAATGGTCACGGTAGTGCAGTTGTAATTACCAGAAAAACTGGTGCAACTACTATTGGAAGTATAACAGTACATCAGAATCATGAGATATATCTGGAAAAGGATGCAACAGACACACTTACTGCATCTGCTGGTGGAGGATCTGTTAAAGTAGTCAAAATTGCATACGCAAATTAATTTTAAAGAAAAATGAAACTCATTACGGAAGAAATATCTAGCGTCAAGTTTATCACTGAAGGTAAAGGTGCTAAGAAAAAAATGTATATTGAAGGTGTCTTCTTACAAGGAGATATCAAAAATCGTAATGGTAGAATGTATCCATGTGGAACTCTTACAAAAGAAGTTAACAGATACAATGAGTCCTTTGTTCAAAAGGGACGTGCACTTGGCGAGTTGGGACATCCAGATGGTCCAACCGTAAACCTTGATCGTGTATCACATAAAATTGTTTCTTTAAAACAAGAAGGTAAAAATTTTATTGGTAAGGCACAACTTCTTGAAACACCTATGGGTAAGATTGCAAAATCTCTTATTGCCGAAGGTGTAACCCTTGGAGTTTCTTCTCGTGGAGTTGGTTCTTTAAAAGAAGATCATACTGGTTGTAAAGTTGTAGGTGAAGATTTCATGTTAGCAACTGCTGCTGATATCGTAGCCGATCCTTCTGCTCCTGATGCTTTTGTATCTGGAATCATGGAAGGAAAAGAATGGGTTTGGGAAGGTGGTTCACTTCGTGAGCAACTTGTTGAGAAAACTCAAAGAAGGATCAACACATTAGTTGGTCAAAATAGACTTGCAGAGCATAAGCTTGGATTATTCCAAGATTTCTTATCAAATCTATAAGTTCTATAAATAAATACAGATTAAACACATATCTAAATAAATGTCCGTTGGTAGCAATTTAAACGAAATGGAAAACATCGAAGAGAATGTGGTCACCAAAGGTGCTAAACCTGCGGAACCAATGCAAAAGTTAACTACAGGTGGTACCGCACCATCTTATGAAGATCTTGGTGGTCCTACTCCAGAAAACTATAAAGCTGATGATAATTCAGCAAAACTAAAAACTCCTGGTGCTTCTTTAAAGCAAGTTAAAGACGTTGTTAATAAAGGTGCAAAACCTGCAGAAGGTACAAAGGGAGTTAAGGAAGAGGAAGAGGTCACAGGAGATGTAGTTGCTGAAGAAGAGCAAACTACTGACGATGTTGTTTCCGAAGAAGAAACTACAACGGACGAAGTGGTAACTGAAGAAGAAACCACAGAAGAGGAAGTCGTAACCGAAGTTAAGATTGACGTTGAGGAAGACATCAACGCACTTATCGCTGGCGAAGAACTTTCAGAAGAATTCCAAGAGAAAGCACGTACAATCTTTGAAGCTGCTATTACATCAAAAGTAGCAGAAATCACAGAAGACATTAAGTCTGAGTACGAAGAAAATCTTGTGGAAGAAGTTAAGACTATCAAGGAAGAACTCCAAGGAAGATTGGATTCTTATCTTGAGTACGTTGCTGACGAGTGGGTTGGTGAAAATCAACTACAAGTCGAGCACGGTCTTAAGACTGAGATGACAGAATCATTCCTTGAAGGAATGAAGAAACTTTTTGAAGATCATTATGTAACTATACCTGAAGAGAAATATGATGTCATCGAGAATATGGTAGATAAACTAGATGATATGGAGTCAAAACTCAACGAGCAAATCGAAAAGAATGTTGCTTTAAACAAGAGATTGGCTGAGTCAACCGCAGACGTAATTTTTGCCGAAGTTACTGAAGGTCTTGCACAGACCCAAAAGGATAAACTCGCTACTCTAGTAGAAAATGTTGATTTTGAAAGTGAAAACGGCTATCGTGAGAAAATAGAAACTTTGAAGGAATCTTATTTCCCAACAAAGGGTTCTAATACTCAAACAAGTAAGTCTGAGAATTTAACCGAAGAGAGTGAAGCAGTGGATTATCAATCCAAAGCAGTATCTAACGTAATGGATAGATATCTTCAAACAATGACCAGAGTTGCTAAAAAGTGATTATTTAAATCATAAATTCAAACAAAACTTTTTTTTAAAAGAGGAAAAATCAAATGCAAATGTTCAATGCTGAACAACTGCAAGAGAAGTGGGCACCAATCCTAGACCACGAAGGTTCGGATAAAATTCAAGATTCACATCGTCGAATGGTGACCGCAGTTCTCTTGGAGAACCAAGAAAATGCACTTAGAGAGGAGAGAGAATTCCTATCTGAGTCACCTACAAATAATACAGGAACAACATCAACTCATGCAGGTTTCTCTGCTGGTTCTACTGGTGCTATGCAAGGTTTCGACCCTGTACTAATCAGTTTAATCCGTCGTGCAATGCCTAACTTGGTCGCTTATGACCTTGCTGGTGTTCAACCAATGAACGGACCTACTGGTCTTATCTTCGCAATGCGTTCACGCTACTCTGCTAATGACGGCACAGAAGCACTATTCAACGAAGCAGATACAGCATTCTCTGCAGTTGGTGCAGGTTCATCTGCTGCTGACGTTGGTTCAGGTTACACTGGAAACGAAGGTGGAGAGACTGATGGTAATGTTGGTTTCGGTACTAACACATCCACATCTGGTGGTACTCCATTAGATGATCCAGGTCTTCTTAACCCACAGTCTGATGCTAAGCAGAAGGCTTATAAGGTTGGTCGTGGTATGGACACCGATGACGCTGAGAGTCTAGGTGGAACTGGTAATCAGTTCAACGAAATGGCATTCTCAATCGAGAAGGTTACCGTTACTGCTAAGTCACGTGCGTTGAAAGCTGAGTACTCATTAGAGCTTGCTCAAGACCTTAAGGCTATTCACGGTCTTAATGCAGAGGCAGAACTTGCTAACATTCTTTCTACTGAAATCCTTGCGGAAATCAACAGAGAAGTTATCCGTTCTATCTACAAAGTTGCTGAACAGGGTGCACCTACAGGAACAGTTACTACTGCTGGTGAGTTTGACTTAGACGTTGACTCCAACGGTAGGTGGTCAGTTGAGAAGTTCAAAGGACTTATCTTCCAGATCGAAAGAGATGCTAACGCTATCGCTCAAAGAACTCGTCGTGGAAAGGGTAATATGATCCTTTGCTCTGCTGACGTTGCTTCTGCGTTAACAATGGCAGGTGTATTGGATTATACTCCAGCACTTAATGCTAACCTTAATGTTGATGATACAGGCAATACATTTGCTGGTGTACTTCAAGGTAAGTATAGAGTATACATCGATCCTTATTCTGGTAACCAAGGTGCTCAACAGTACTATGTTGTTGGATACAAAGGTTCTTCACCTTATGACGCTGGATTATTCTACTGCCCATACGTTCCTCTACAGATGGTTCGTGCAGTTGGAGAGAACAGCTTCCAGCCTAAGATCGGCTTTAAGACACGTTATGGTCTTGTTGCTAACCCATTCGCTGAAGGTACAACTAAGGGTCTTGGTAGACTTGCGATTAACACTAACCGCTACTACAGACGTGTTAAGGTTAAAAACCTCATGTAAGAAGAAAGGATATAATTCCTTTAATCAAGGATGTTGTGGATCAGGCAGATGCCCCACATGTCCATTCAGAGAGACTCCTTCAAAGGGGTCTCTTTTTTTGTTCGGTTACTACTACCCTTGACTTTTATAAAATTATTATATATAATTACGTATATAAATCAACGAATTACGTATTTAAATTTTATGACTATAGTAACAAGCAATATAAGAACACTAATTCCCTTTATGGGTGGCAACTGGCAACCAGTAATAGAGAATGAAGTGTTTGCAGCAATCATCAAAAACCCTCCAAAATTTTGGGGATTAAACGAAGGTGAATTTACCATCTTTGATATGACTTCAATAGAACTTGATGAGGAAGATAATAATGCCCGTGCAGGTGGTACTAAATTAAAAAAGAAAGATCTTGAAAAAGGTTGGGATGTAACACAGAACCCCTTAATAGTTGTTTATTATCATGGAAACTTTTATCTTTGGGATGGATTTAATAGATGGATTAAACTTGAAGATATGGGAGAAACTACTGCACCTGTATGGTTATACAACCTTAAGGAAGGTTTTGATTTTAAAGATGTTAAGGATCACGTCCAATTAAGTGCAAATAATCACCCTAAATCAGATGAAGCATCTCGACAAGATTTTATTGCCACAGGTGTTAGGTGGACACAAAGAGAAGCTAAAAAAGGAAACATTATAGACACTATTGATCCTATTAAAGAATGGGTTAATCGTTCAGAACATCAATTTAAAAATAAAGATGTTGATAAAATTGCTGCATCTATATTAGTTGAATCAGAGGTAACTAATGTTAGACATATATCTGCAGGTTCAGCAGCAAGAAAAGAAGCATATGATTTCTTAGATTTAAAATTAGAATATGGAAATAATAATATTACAAATCCTATAGTTCTATGTACTAAAGAGAAAGATTATATTAATGATGCTTTCATGATTCACATGAAAAAATTTGTTCAAGATGAAAATAATCTTGAAACAACACAACTCATAGGATATACTAAAGGTTGTGAAACTGAAGAAGATGTAATTAAGCAACGTAAGTATGCTAAAGATGAGTTTGACAAACTTGATAAACTAATCTGCAAATATGCTTATTTAAAGTCTCAACTAAATGGTAAAGCACCATATGAGTGGGAAGGATTCCTACCACAACTTTTTGGTAAAGAAGTTGGAGATGGTATTCCTACACCTAAAAAAGAAGATGGTATTAATTTACCACAATAATTAATGAGAGGGTCTAGACCCTCTCTTTTTTTTAGCTAAATAAAAATAAAAGTAGTATTACAATGAAACCTACTCCTAAACAATATCAAGAAGCACAAGAACGCCACGATAAGATTGTAGATCATCTTATTGAAGAAGGTTATGCTGAAAATCCAGAAATGGCAGATAATATTATAATGGGTATGAGCGAACAATGGTACAATCTAATTATTGACTAATGAAAGAGTTTGATAGATTTATTGAAGAAGCAGCAGCAAAAAGATGTCCTGCTGGACAATACTGGTGCTATACTGATAAAAAATGTAAAA